ATTAGAACTATCTAATAATCCTCTATAAATTTTTACTTCTTTTCCAATTATATTTTCATTTAAAATTACTGCTGTATATGTTTGATCAACTCCAGATAGTTGAACTGCTAAAGAGTTTTTTGTAGGAGAATTTGTTTCACTAACACCTGTTATTGATCGTAAATGACCACTAGCTGTATAAGTTATTGAACTACCACTAACACTAGATGTTAAAGGAAAAGATGCGTTTGTTAAATAAACTGGTGTTGCAAAACCTAAATGAACTAAAAAAACAGGACTTATATTACCTGTTGCTAATTCAGTTTTAAAAGCACTTGCTAATCCTCTTGCCATTATAAACTTTCAATAACATCAAATTCAAAATTATGTAGTGGCTCTCCGTCTGAATCACCATTACTCATCGGAAACTCTTGTACATCACTTGTTAATTGCACAGTGAAAGGTACATCATCATAAGTTACTGTTTCATCATTAGCTAAAGCTGTTCTTAAAGGTGGCTCTATAGTAACTGTTGACGCATTACTGCTAGAAGTAACATCTTCAACCACCATATAAACTTTTGAGTGACCATTAAATTTTATAAAATCTCCTGCACGCAATCTATGTGTACCGTCAGCATGAAAACCATCCATAGCAATAGTTGTATCGCCTACTGCATGAACACCATTTACTAAAACTGTTCCAGATTCATTACCATTAGCATCTAAATAATTTGGAAAAGTAATTGTAAAACTTTCTTTTTGTGATCGTTGTTTAATTATAAAAGCCATTATGGACTGAAAAGATAATCTAGGTTGTTGTTTATATACGCAACTAAACTGCCATCGTTGACCTTGTATTTGCCTACGAAAAGTTTTTCCGCTATCAGTAGTTGATACTAAAGTTTTTTGCTGACTTGAAATATTAACAGCAGTAAAATCAACACTCGGTAATGCCCCACTCATATAATTGCCTGTCTTCCTTTTTCATTAACAGCACTATTAATCATATTGACAATAACACCACGACTATTAACTAATAATTCATTAAACCCTCTAGCATCAACTGTATTAATATTAAAGTTTACATTAACACCCTGTTTCATATCGTGATTAGGTACTATATTTCCATCTTGATTTGGTACAAACATTTCTCTACCAGATTCACCAACAATATATGGCTCGCCTTTTCTAACACGACCACCTAATTGCCTTCCTGTGTAATTTGTTTGTGCAATTTGTGCTACATTTGCGGCTGTTAAACCACCAATCATTATTGCTAATGGTATACCAAAAGGTCCCATTGCTAATGCTTTTTGTACACCTGCTATGCCATCTATAATTGCGTCTTTTATTTTAAATGCTTTATTAAGTTCAAAAGCAGCTTTATTATTTTTAGCTAATTCACCTAGTAGTTCTCTACCACTTGCTTTAGCTAAATCTTTCTTTTGTTCATCACTCATTTTTTCTAAATTTTCAAAATCAAAATTCCTACTTTTAAGTGCTTGTAGATTTTTATCATAATATGATTGTTGTAGTTTAAATGCTTCCTCTAATTCATCTTCAATAATTTTCATTCTTTCATCTTTAGCTTCTAAAATTATCATGTTTTTCATATCTTCAAATTCTTCTAATCCTTTTAAATAATTTGCATTAGCCAATTCTTCACTTTGTAAACCTTGTGCGATAGCATCATCTCTGATTAATTTTAATAAATTTTCTTGCTCTTCAACTAAAGCGAGTTCTTTTTCCATTCTTTCGCCAATTAAATCAAATTCTGATTTGTTTCTATCTCTGATACTTTGAAATATTTTATTGTTTGCTTCTATTTGTTTTTTTGATGCTGATATTAAATCAATAGTTTTCATTTCAACTACTTCAATTGATTCTGCTAATTTTTTATTTGATTCAGTTTGACTGTCAGTAGCAGTAGAAACCTCATCAGCAAGTTTTTCAGTTATCCCTAACCATTGTAAAAATTCTGATCCTTTTTGAGTAGCATAAGCAACAGCATCACCTAATAATTGAAATGGAGTAACTAAAACAGTAATTACTAATCCTGTTAATTTTCCTAACAAAGAAATTAATGGCTCTATAAATGTTATAAATCTTGTCATTTGATTTATAGCATTAGTTAATGCACCGCCAAATCCACCTTGACCGAATGCGTCAGCACTATTGTCAACAGCAATACCAAAGTTAGACATAGCTGTAGAAAGATTATCCATTTTAGTTGCAGTAGCGCCACCGAACTCTGCATTTAAACCAACTTGTAATGCTTCTAATATTTTAGCCGCACCTTCTGTTGACTGACCGAACTTAGCTATTTCTAATCTTGTGATACCAAGTTGTTCTTCTAAAATTCTAAATACAGGTACACCTCTATCAGCGATTTGATTTAATTCTTCTAAACCTAAACCACCTTGAATACCTCTTGCAAAAACACGCGTCATTGCATCTAACACACCGATTTGATCTGTCGTAACTGCGGCTGTATCTGTAAATGTTGTTAATAATTTTCTAGTCGGGTCTATGCCACTAGCTTTTAACATAATGAAACTTTTTGTTAGATCTTCAACACTAAATTGAGTTTCAGTTGCAAAATCTTTTATGAAATCAAAAGCCTGTTTACCATCTTCTGCACTACCTGTAACTGCTGTAAGAGAATCTCTTAAATCTTCAAATCTAGCAGTAACACTAACTATTTTTTGTAAGACTAATGCACCACCAATACCAATTAATGCTGATTTAATTAGGTTTGCTTTTTTTTTAACTTTATCTAAATTATTATTTACACCTTGTAAGGCTTTTTTAGATTTATCCTTAGCTATGATATCAATATTAACTTTTTTTGTAGCCATTATCTTCTTTTCATTTGAGCGATTCTTTGTTGCCTTTCAGATTCTTCATGTTTTAAATCATAATAAGCAATCCACATATTAAACTCTGTAACAGACATTTGCAAGATTTCACTTACTGTCTTATGTAGCTTTTCTGCTAAAGATAATATTGCGTAAAGTTCTGGTGTATTTTTTATTTTTTTTTAATGTCGTTTAAATCTGATTCTGTGTTCATTATTTCACTTGCAACACGACCTAAAACATCAGTATCAGCTTGAACTCTAAATTTTAATTTATGTTCCATAGTAAACATTTTATCGCCATCTTTAGTTAATGCTTTTTCAATAATAACATCAATGAGAACATTAAGGTCGCTTTGATTAGCACCTTTAAATAATTTGGATTTTTCCCTCATGTTAAAAGGTTTAGTATAAATAGCTTTTTCGCCTTCTAAACCCCATTCTGGAACTTCTATAATCTTAGTTTCAAGGGAATCAAAATGTGATTTGACTCCCTCAAAAAAATCTATTTTTTCTGCCATAAATTAGACTGTACCTATTGTTAAAGCACCTGTGCCTTGAAATGCAACTGAACGAGTAGAAACACCATCAAGACTTACACCTACTGACATTGAAGTAACGATACCACTGCCAGCAAAACTTTGATCTCCTGAAGTATTTCCTTCTGGCAACAAAGTAAAGGCAATAGTTGCTCCTACGTCTAAAGTTTCTTGTGCTGTATCTCCCTCATCATAGTGCATATCAATACTTCCACTAAATGCAGTTCTGCCAGCTAAATAAGTTTTAGCAGAATTACCTAGTGAGGTATCTTCAACAACATCAGCAGTAGTGTCAATCGTAAAGCCTGTAACTCCACCTATAACAGTCGAGCCTGCTTTAAGAACTCCCTCTTTACCGTGATGTGCCATATTTTACTCCTTTGAGTTAGATTTAATGTCTAGTTTTTTAGGCTGTTCTTTTGGAACAACATGCTCATTACTAGACAATTTCTTATAACCATGTTTTTCAAATCTTTCAAGACTATCTTCACGAATAGTCATAGTATCTTTACCATTTGTTATTTTAATATCTTTTGCCATTATGCAGTTCCTCTTGTAAATTCGTAAATTACTCTTACCACAATTCTAACACCACCATAAGGAAAAATTTCTCCTTCGTCAGTATCAGCTTCTACTATTTGCGTATCAAGTGCATTACCATTTCTAGTTATATCATTATCAAGTGTTTCTTCAACAACTTCTATTAATTGGTTTCTAGCAGTATCAATATTTGATGTAGTTCCTTTTACAAATCCGACAATTATAAAATCAATAGTGCCTTGTGTTTTACCTGTACCAACAGCACCCATTCCGCTTGCTTCTCTAGATTCTGTACCACTTTGAATATACACACTAGGAAATTGTGGATCTGCTAATTCTTCTGGGTCAAATGGCTCTCTAGTTATTTTTTTAAATGTAATAGGGGAACTGACAGCAGTAAGTTTTGTAATTATGTCACTAGCAATATCTTCTCTTTCACTCATCTTACACCAATACTTTTAAAGAATATATCTCTTATCCTATTTTCATCTTTTCGTCCAATAGCAAAGAAAGGTCTAACGACTTTACTTTTTCCTGCACCAAAAAAATCATGATAACTTGCTTTTCTATTTTCAGCCTGTCTTCTAAAAAATATAGTTGCTTTATGTCTTCTCCTTTTCCAAGTCAAAGATCTAAACATTTGACCTGTATCTGTTAAATCAACAAAACCAACTTGACGACCTCGTTTTAATCTATCTTTTTTTGTACTTGGTGCATAACCTCTAAATCTACCACCATCTGGCTTTTGACCTTTTTGTGTTTTTTCTGTAATTTGTTTTACACCATAAGCTGAAACTTTATTTAATGCTGTTTGTATATCTTTAGGTATATCTCTTTTTAATTTACTTATTAATTTTTTAACTTGGATTGTATTAACTTTAATTTGTACGTCAGCGACCATTATCTAACAAGACGATTTGTATGCATAGCTTCTTTTTCACTGTCAGAAACTGTGCCACCCCCATCTTCATCGTACTCAACACCATCTTTCAATACTTGGTTAAATTCTTCTTCAAATCTATCTCTGTAAAATTCTATTTGTATTTGAAAAGAATCCATATCTCCTTGTTCTTTCCATTTAGTTAATTGTGGTAAAATATATTTCCACATCGCCATATAAACGACACTTTTTTTCCATTGAGCATCAGTAAGTTTACTGTCAGTCATTTCAACACTTGTTACTTTTGTAATATCTTTATATCTTACTTGATGTCTGTATCGTTCCCACCAATCAGCTCTAATTTTTCTTAGAACATCATTTTCTGCAAATTGTAATTGAGTTCCAAAATCAGTAATGCCAAAACCTAAAATATCAGGTTGAATAGCTTGTAAATCACTATTAGCTACAGCAAATTGAGAAGTAGCCATTATTTACCAAACAAACAATTTCCGTCACAATGACACATTACTTTTTACCTTTTTTCTTTTTAGGTTTATCTTTTACTAAACTATATCCTCTAAATTCCCAAATCTTTTGATTAATTTCCCAATCAACATATTTTCTTTTTATAGTTTTTTTACCATTTGTTAATTCAACAATTTTATCGTCCATAAAACCACTCTTTGTTATGTTTTCGTCTATCATATACTAAAGAGGGGGAAAAATCCCCCCTCAATATTAATAAATTTATTGGATTGATGAGTCTGCAATGACTTCAATACCATACGAATCATGTAGTTCGCCGACACCATAAACTGCAGTTGCAACAATCTCATCAGCTCTTAGAGAAGCATCTCTTTGAGTTTCTAATTTAAGATCTTGCATCATAGCTAGTCCTAATGCGTCTTTGTGGAACATTCCGCCTTTGTAATCACCCGCAGTACCTGTGTTTGCCATATTACCTGTTTCAAATATTTTGATTCCTGCAATCTGACCAATAAAGCCACTACGCATAGCTTCATTTGAAATATCACTTGGTAATCCTGCGAAAGTATTTGTAATTCCAGATTTAAGGTCATACGCAACTTTTGGATGTACTACACAATATGTTTCATCAACAGGCAGTCCTGCCGCTCTTAAAGTTGATGCCGCATTAAAAATAGTAGCTGGCGATAACACCGCACTATCAGTACCTACTGCTGTTGAGAATCCGTCAAACAATGCCAATAAGTCTTGGTCAATTTTTTTAGCAATAGCATTACCGAATAATTGTCCAATATCAGAAGCAACATTTCTTGACGCACTATTTCTAGCAAGGTCAGTTAATGTAGTCATAACACCAACCTCAGATGCAGTTATAGTAACTGATGTAGGGTTGATAGCAGTGTTTGCTAAATCAGTAGCTTCCGCAACTGCTGCTGCTGAAACAGCCGCATAAATTGGAACTTCAACGGATTTACCGCCACCTGCGATAGTATAATTTTTCACTAAGTTTCTCATTATAGATTTCTCTTGTACGACAAACATAGCTTCAGCAATAATCTCGGTATATAGTTCCGAGACCGTGCTACTTGTAGTTTCATCAGCCATAGCTAATCTCCTCTAATTTTAGGTTAAATTTATGACAGTGGGTTTACTATCCCTTTCCTTTTTATATTCAGCATATCGCTTCCTATCTTCAGGATTTGTCATATCTAAGTCACCAATATTAAAGGCTTTGGCGGATACCCGAGCCACATTACCTTGACTTCCAGACCCACTAGGAGTTGCGCTTTGGAAGTGCGGATTTTGTGTTAAGAACTCTTCAACATATTCATCAACAGTCAAAAGTTCTCCCTTTTTGTTATAACGAGGTTGATTATTATTTTCAAGTATTTCTACAGCACCATTTTCATTTAATTGCACATTCGCTTTTAATAATTGCACAACTTGATCTGGAACATTAGCTTTATGTTTACTTGCACTAGATAATAAACTGTCATTAATTTTTATTTTTTGTAATTCGGTTTTAAGATTATTAATTTCTTGATTAGATTTTTCAGCTTGTTGTTTCATGATATCATCAAACTCACCTCTTTTTTTCTTTTCATCTAATTCAAATTGTTCTTTTTGTTTGATTGCATTAACAGCACTATCTAAATCTTCCGTACCTAATTTTTTAAATATTTTTTCTCGCTCTTTACCTATCCTAGTTCTAATAGCATCTTGCATTTGCTGTTCAGTATAAGTAGTTTCAGCTACTGTATTTTCTTCAACTTTAGTTTCTTCTGCTTTAGTTTCTGGTGCAGTATCCGTAACAGTATTGTTTTGCTCGTCAGCCATAGTTTAACTCCTTATGTTATATCGCTTATATCCCAATCTTTATCTACAGGCAACCAAGTATGGCGACAACGATAACCACCTCTTACTACAAATGGATCGCCACTAGATTTGCCTGCCCAATTTGAAGTCCAAATACTTCTAATTTCAGATTCAGAATAAGTTTCACCGACATGTCTTACACAAAATGGTCTGCTATCAGTGACTAAAGTACCTGTATATTTAAAATTTTTTAAACCAGATTCTTTTGCTTTGTGTATTGTAAATTGTCCGTCAAATTGCATAACACTATCATGTGCTATTTGTCCTGCGTAAGCTGACATTGATCTACCTCTAACATCTACCTCTCCTGTTATTTTCCCTCGTATATCTTTGACCATATCTCTAAATGGGCGACCTGCGATTGCGTTTGCATAAACATTACCAGATATTTCACTTAGATATCTATTCGCCAAATCTTCAAAACCACTAAATGCTTGATATTTTAATGCTGTAATAGTTTCTAAATCTATTTTTGTTAATGATTTAAACTTATCTGGAATTTTTAAAGCACCAAACTCTTTTATAAATTCGTTTACAACTTTATCATAATCTCTAACTAACTTATCAGAAACGAATAAATATGTTTCTTGTAAATGCCTTTTAATATCTTTGCGTAGTTCTATTGCTATTCGTGTATCTATTAATTCGCTACCACCTGTTGCTCTTGAGATACTACTAAGTATTTCTTCTTCTAAATCTCGTAATGTGCTTTTTAATTGTGCTTCGTGTTGGTCAGCTAATTGTTCTAATATTTCTTGTCTGCTCATACATATCCGTTATCGCCAACTTCTTATTGCCCAGTAAGCAGGACTTAATGTTTTTTGCCCTTTTACTTTTTTTAATACTCCACCCATTCTTGCCATAAATGATCTTTTTCTCGCAGGAATATGACTTTTAATACTCATAGTCTTACTACCGAAATTAACTTTTTTAACATTACCTGTTGATTTATCTTTGACGAAAACTTTAAATTTCTTAACATCGCCACGCATAATTTTATTTAGCTTGACTGTTCTGCCTTTGTATTTAGCCATTATTCTTCTTGGGCTTCTTGTCCCTCAATACTTGGAGTTGAGAAACTACCAATTGCACTTGTACTACTATCAATTTCATTGTTAATTGTATTAATAGAATCATCATCATCAATAACTGCTGATACTATTTGTTTATCTATTTCTTTTGTAAAAGTTTCTGATTTAACACCACTAGCTTTTGCAATTTGTAACAACTGAATATCACTTGCCCAATCTCTTATATCAAAAGTATCTGGATAATCTATTTTACCATCCCATGTTTGGTTTTGCCACATAGCAAAATAATTCCATATTGATTCTTCTGCATTTTCTAAATGATCTGCCTTTTCGCTTAATCTTGCATTCAATAATTGAAACTCAGTTTGCAATGCTATACCACTTGCTATTTGGCCACTCGTAGAACGAACACTACCCATATGTGTTATTCTATCAATAGCTTGTATTTTAGTTTGTATGCTTTTCATAATACCATCTAAATTTTGCCCTGATGGTTGTATGATATATGGTTTTAAGTTAGGCTCCATATCTTCTGGCATTTCTATAATTGAGCCTGCACCCGCAGAAGCATTTACATTTGGTGTTTTTACTAATGAAGGGTGGTTTGCTAATCTGATTAATTGTTCTTTTTCTGAATAGTCATTGTAAATAGACTGTTGTAATTCTGCAACATCAGATAAATCACTAATACCTATTGGTCTTTTATGTGATCGTTGATTATATAAATTAACTGCAGGAATTTTTCCTAAAGGATTAATTACTTCATCAAGCAACTTTACATCTTTTACAGCAAAATCTTTTAAGTAATCTTTTACTTCATAAGTGCATATATCTTCTTCTGTAAATACTTTTACGATAGCTCTTTCTTGATTAACATCTTCTAATAAAACTAATAAATCTAAATAAAATCTACCACTACGAGCTCTTGAGTAATGCCAATTAACAACATTCTCTGGAGTATAAATTGATATGTATGGTCTTATATCTTGTTCTAATTCTTCGGCTCTCGTTTTTGTATTTACTTGTGGTTTATCTATTATTGCCCAACAGTTACCATAGATACTTGCATTAATTTGCATTTCTCTCATAACATTATTAAATGTTCTTCCGTCTAAATCAGCATCTTCAATAAATGCTTCTAATTGTGGATCGCCATTTAATTTTCCGTAATCACGACTAGGTGGTACTCTCCATAAAAAACTTGAATATATTTGCACAACATTACGACAATGATTATCAACAGGAGTATGTCTAATGCGTTGATCGTATTCTTCTGGTGTTTCTAAAATGTATCTATGTAAATTGTAGCCATTTTTATAATCGTTACCACCTAAAAAACTACGAATATGGAATTCCCAATTTTGTATGTTATCTTCATACAAATCATGTTTTGCTGTTAAAAAATCTCTATTATACTCAGCCATTAACTCCACCTACGAGGACTACTCGGTTTAAAATCTCTACGCAAAGGAAAATTATATTCTATCATATAACCCAATGCATCGTTAAAATGGTCATAACCACTATCTTTATCTGGCACATGAGTTCCCTCTTTGTATATCTGTCTTTCTATGCTTTTTATCACATTTTTACAAGTATTTACAATAGACAACGAACTAATACCTTTTGCATTTTTTAATTTTGCATTAACTGCATTAATTCTATCACGAACTAATGGCGCACTGTTTCTAGAAAATACATCAAAGCCTGCATTTTTTAATATTGCAATATCAGTCATACCACCAGCAGATGTTTTTCTTTGCCTAGCACTTGGGTCTGGGTATATTTTTATTTTGCATTTATATCTATTTTTTATTTCTTCGCACATTTCATTTGTATTACTACTCCATATTTGAATCTCATCAATAACAACTATCTTATCATTTTCTATAACGCAAACAACTCCTGCCATTGGGTCAACATTAAAATCCAATCCTATATGCACAATGCTATAATCGGATAAATATTTTTCCCTTAAATGTAATTTCCTATCAAAGTTATAATAGATCATACCAGAATAATTAACAAAACTTGCCATATATTCTTGTTGGAATGTTCTTTCATCTAAATCTGATGAAGCCTGTTCTATTTCTTCTTGGGGAACTTGTTCACCCTCTAATGTAGTATACTTAAAACTTTCCCAATCTTTATCGCTTTGACCTTTAACATACAAATCATAAGCCCAATTACCAAACCCTCTTGGAGTACCACAAAATATAGCATGCCCTTGCGTGTCTGATAATGTAGGTCTTAAAACTTCGTACCATGCGTTAGGACTAATATCAGCAAACTCATCAATACATAAAAAATCTAAACCAACACCACGCAAACTTTGTTCATTATCTGCACCTCGTAATGATATTCGCGAATTGTTACGCAATGTTACAGTCAAATCACTATTATTTATATCTTTAACCCACCTATGTTTTTGTAATCTATCTTTTAATTCAACCCAACATATGCCTTTCGCTTGCCGATAAGTAGGAGCAACATACCAAACTTTTTTATTTGGAAATCTTGCAAATCTAGCCAACTCATTTATTGCTAAATAGGTTTTACCAAACCTACGACCAGATATTAGTATTCTAAATCTAGCTTGTGATTGGATTACTGTTTGTTGAGGTTTAGTTAATGGCATCAATCAGACCAAGGCAATGGCTCTGATTCTTCTGATGTTTCAACTTTATCTTTCATACCCAAATAATTTTTTGAAAGCCATATCAACATAGTTGTATTACCTCTCATAGCTTTATCAAACATGGCTCTTCGTAAACTCCTTTTGCCTTTATCCCATCCCTTTTTTATAGGGGGGTCAAAATTACGCTTTAAAGTGCTTATTGATACCCCACAGAAATTTACTATTTCTTCTCTAGTACACTGCATTGTAGCTAATTTTTCTATATCTTCTAAGGTATATGGCAATTCTTTTTTAGGTCTGCCTACTTTTTTTTTATCTGTCATTATTGAAAAAACTCCTTAATTTTGACTTTTTAACTTTTTAAATCTTCGGTCTTTTAATTTTAATTCATAATAGCCTTTTTTACTTATAAAAGATTTGCAAACATACGGATATTTTTTTTCTAATTCTAAGGCTGACCATTTTACTCTTTCTTTAGTTCTTGTTTCTTGCATACCTCCTTGTTCAGTATAATATGCAGTTTCAGGTGCTATATAATTAAATCTTGTGACTCCATTATCATGCAAATAATATTTAATCGTTCTTTCAAAATCTTCTTTATCTTCTAAATCTACAAAAGCATGAGAATTATGGTTATTTACCACACCATAAAAACAACCAATTATATAACGAATGTCAAAAGTGACATTTTCTTTCATAAAAAAAGCATTATGAACTGGATAAATACCCCATAAATTGTTGTTATTTGATAAAGATATTTCAAAACAATTTATAATCATTGCATCTAAATCTTGTATTTCTATTAATGTTTTTTTATTTGCATACATAGAAACAGTTTTTATGTCATCGTCCATGAATAAAATTTTTTGTTTTTCTGGATAATAATTTGTTATAAAATTTCTATTAGCACCGCAACCCAACGCACCTTTTAAAACATTAACATTTAATTGTTTATATAAATCATATTCTGCTTCATCGCTTACAAAGACATCAATTTTATCAAAATCAACATTTGTTTTATTTAAATATGCTAAAGTTTTTTTTTTAATTGCTTCGCTTCTTTTATATGAAGGTATTGCTATTCTGTAACTCATTTATATTTTACCCTTTCTAATTCTTCTTTAGCACTGCCACATTCAACCATTTTTTTACGGAAATAACAAACAACTGAAACTCTTTCAGCATTACCAATTCTTTTTAATTCTGTATTTCCATGTAATTCGTGAACATCAAATAATGCTAAATCACAACTACGCACATCAACACCAATCCCATATTTAGGCATTAAAGTATAAGCACCTGAATATTCGCCTGCTTCTAAGACACCTAAATTTCCAAAACCTTCTGGTATATCTCCTGCGTCGTAGTGTGCGGCTGTTCTAAAATTTTTATTTAAAGTTACTGTTGTAAATGGTGTGCCTTTTATTTTAAAATCTGGGTGCGTTTGATTATATGCTTGCATCTGTGCTTCATATCGTTCTGGCATATATTCTTTAAATTTTTTTGCTATGAAACGAATGTATGGCAAAGTTTTTTTATAATCATCAAAAAATTTTTGTGTGTATTCTGTTGTACGACAATAAGGTATTCTCGCATATCTATCAGCATAACCAATTATAGAACTATGTACTGCTCTAGCTTTTGGGGAGTTAGATAATGTTCCGTCTTTTCTTAATGGCCAGAATCTATTACCTTGAACTTTACCAACTGTTAGTCCGTCAAGTTTATCGCCTGTTTTTATATGTTCTGGTATAGGACCTGCGGCTTGACCTCTATTATTACTTACTGCTACTGCTTTTCTAAAAACTTTAAATGCTTCAAAAGCAATATCACTAGGAATACAGTTTTTTAAAAATATCATCACTATTTGCCCTAGTTGATTGTAAACTAT